GTTGTGGCAATTTACAAAGCCACACCAAGAAAGAGAAGGAGGTTTACCGCTGGCGCAGACAGAGTAGGAAGCTACTACGGTCGCTACTCTGGAAGAGGAGCCGAGCTCAAGTTTCACGATGTGGACCACGACGACGCGGTCATAACCGCGGGAGGAACCATAGTTCCCACCATCAACATCATCGCTCAGGGTGTCACCGAGTCAACCAGAGTTGGGAGAAAGTGCACCATCAAGTCGATCCACTGGCGTTATCGAATCAACCTCATCGAGCAAGATGCGGTGGCAACGCCACCAGCAGGAGACACAGTAAGAGTCATGGTGTACTTAGACAGGCAGTGCAATGATGCAGCTGCTGGGGTCACTGACATCCTCGAAACCAACAGCTGGCAGAGTTTCAGGAACCTCGCCAATACATCCAGGTTTCAGATTTTGTTGGACAAATTGGTTAACATCAATTACAACAATTTAGCCTCCGACAATGCGGCCGTGGTGTCCTCGACAGTCCACGACCAGGATTACATATTCAACAAGAAATGTAACATTCCCATCGAGTTCAACAATGTCGCAAACGATGGGAGTTTGGCTACAATCAGGAGCAACAACATAGGAACTCTGTTGGTGGCAGCCAGGGGGAATGCAGTAATGGCTTCCAAGTTCAGGTTACGATTCAGTGACCAGTAAGTGACCTCAAGGTGACCCTAGGGTCGACCGAGATCAGTTTATTAATTAATAAAATACTTGGTCAGGTTTGTTCTCTTCCCACCATATGGGGTCTTGTTCAACTCGACCACAATCAGCTCCTGACATAGGCAAGTAATAGAGATAGACGCGGTGGAACCTTCGAGCGAGGGCCTTGTATTGCTCGGCTCGGTTCTCCCACTTGTACCAGTCTCGGGGAAGAATATTGGTTGTGACATGCAACGCATCGGGCATCCACCAAGCATGTCCTCCTTTTGTCGGCACATATACAGGATATCGGTCCAGCAGCTGAAGCAAAGTAGACAAGGTGACGTGAGAGGAAGCACCTGTGAAGTCGTCAAGCAACACTGTGGTGTGTCCATCATATCCATCAAACCAGAGACTTCCGTTGGTGAGTGGCGTTCGATAGAAAGAGGGATCATCTCCGAACTCGTCCATGACCGCCCTGGTCTTTCCCAGACCAGTGTCCCCGATGTGGAGTGTGACAACGAGGTCTGTACTGCGTACCGGCCTGTTAATCATGGTTAGTGTCTGATAGAATTTAGAATAACGAGCTATCACTCCCGGATGGTCGTGGATGAGATCTCTCAGTCGATCTCCCGCCATAACAGCGTCCTTGAACCCCTCCAGATCGTTTCTCTTACCTTGCGAGCGGGGTTCACCGTCCTCGTAGGGCTCGGAGTGCGCCACTCTTTTTTTTTCATCCTTACAGTAGTCGATGGCCTGCTTCTGCGTCCCCCTTCTGGCCTCGAGGTGAACCTCGTTTCCGCCAAGTAACGCCTTCGCCTTGCTGAGTCGGACTCTGTTCGTAAACTCACAGTAGCCCTGGAAATAATAAGTACCGCTATCGCTGATTTCCTCCTGATATACCAGGTATTCCATCTCCTCATGGTCGAACATGATCATGTCGACAGGGTTGTTGAGTGTGAAACACACGTTCCTGAAAATCGCCATCGCTTTTCTTAAAATGATTTAGCAATGGTCTCGCGTTTTGCAGCCCTAGATGATTGCTAAATTCTAAATTTAGGTTTCGGCATGCCGACTTCCTAATATAGATGTTCCAGAGGTGACAATTTAGTGTCATAAATTTTTCTCACCAGGAAGACTTGTGTTCCACAAGTTTATGTTCCATAAGTGCAGGGTAATACTATACCTGCACTTATTTATGAACAAAAAGAAAAAATTCTTACTTGCGAGCTTCGCTCGCTTAAGGAAATGTTATGTGGCCACGAGCGACTACGCTAAAGTGTGTCTCTATTTTCATGAGTTTTGACCCCTGTGTCCCAAAGGAATAACACACCAAGTTAGGTGGCTATTCTCCATTGCTCACGATAGGGTGTTGTGGAAAGTTATTAACTTGTAATAGTTCAGCGAATACTCCCGTTCGTCGTTCCGACTTGGTGAGGTTTTCACTGGAACAATGTTGAGAAAGGACTTGAAGCGCAAAGCTAGAGATGTTGCCGCTGGCAATGTTGTGGCAATTTACAAAGCCACACCAAGAAAGAGAAGGAGGTTTACCGCTGGCGCAGACAGAGTAGGAAGCTACTACGGTCGCTACTCTGGAAGAGGAGCCGAGCTCAAGTTTCACGATGTGGACCACGACGACGCGGTCATA